TAAATTTTATAGAATATATTTATAAAAATAATTATTAAATCTTAATTAATTAAATTTTTATAAATAAAAAAATGACAGTAAAAAATTATTAGTTTTATTTTAATTGATTAAAATAATAATTAATACTTATTTTAAGATTTAATAATTGTAATTTCTTATACTTAATTTTATTTTTAATAATGGATACTACTACTAATAATCAAAAATTTGATGGTCAAGTAATTAATATGGATAAGTATAAATTAGAATTTCATGAGATTTTAAATTTTTTGAAATTTTTATTCGTTTTATTAGACTTTTTTCTATCATTTTAGAATTTTCTATTAAGATTTTATTAGATAAACTTATTTTTGAATTTAAGAAAGATAATAAATCAGAAGAATTAACTTTAGAAAATTTAGAATTGTTTCTAAAATCTAAAGAAAAAAGCAACGATTTAGAATCAGAATTATTTTTAAAATCTAAAGAAAATATCTCTAAATTCTTTAATGAAGAATTTGATTTAATAAAAACTCTTATTGAAGATAAAGACTTAGTTGATTTTTTTGATAATACTGTAAAAGATTTATTATTAAATATAATATATTTAATAATAAATAATCATACAAATGATATCAATAAAAGAGAAAAAGAAAACAAACAAAAAGAAACAGAATTACAAAATAGTTTTGAAGATTTCGATTCACTTAATGAATTTTCTGATGATAAGTATATTAATGTAAATGGAATTTGTTATCCTAAAATAGATAAATGTTTCTTAGGAGAAAAATTAAAAAATTTAATAATAGTATGTATGTATGAACTAGTTAAACCTTATGAAAATATTTCTCTAAGAAGTGTAGCTTGTGAATCATATGTATATTCTGATTATGATTATATTTTAGAAATTATGTATTATTTTAAAAATTGTAATTTTTGTATGGAAAGTTTTTGTAGAGAACATTTTAATTATATATTTTGGGAATATATAATACATACTATAATTAAGGTTCGTCAAGATATATTAAAAGATATAATTTAAAAATATTATATTTTTCATAAAATTTATTAATTTTTATTTTATAAGTCAAAATAATATAAATATTTATATTATTTTATAGTAGTAATTATGGACTATTTAATAGCATTTGGAGTATTAAGTTTAGCATATACATTACAAACTAATAAAGATAATAATGTTAAAAAAAATTTTATTGGAGTTGTTCCTAAAAGTCAACAACCATCACAAGAAAATACATATACATCAAAACGTGCTTATAATATTTTTCAAGATGAACAAAATAAAGCAAATGTACTATTAGAAAAATCAAAATATCCACAGGATACAAATGTTGTTACTCCTGGACCATCATTTCCAATAATATATAATAAAGTTGATTATAGTCAATCAAGTTTACCTGTAGAATTTAATAGTTATACACAATATGATAATATAGTAATAGATAGTAATGATAATGATAAAAATAAGGAAAGAAATTTTAATAGAATTCAAAATAACAAAAGTATGCCTGATTCAGGTGGTTTTCAAGGAATATCATTAACAGGTGACCCCATTAACCCAAATAATTTTACGCATAATAATCAAGTACCGTTTTTTGGGTCAGGTGTTAGGACAAATTTAGATGATTTTGCAACACGTGGTATTTTTGAAAATTTTACTGGTACCCAAGATAATTATCAAAAAAAACAAGAACAAGGATTATTATTTGAACCACAAAAGAATATGGGGAATGTTTATGGTACTGGAAGTTTAGATGGATTTATGTTAGACCGTTATTATGTTTCAAATATTAGGTCAAATGAAACACCTATTGAAAAAGTATATGTTGGACCTGGTTTAAATCAAGGTTATACTAATGAACCATCAGGTGGTTTTCAACAACCTGATGCACAAGATTATTCAATGCCAAAAACTACTGATGAAATTCGTGTCAAAACAAATCCAAAAATGTCATATTATGGACGTATTGTTTCAGGTGCAAAAATTGCAAAACCTGCCAAAATTGGTACAGTTTATAAAAATAGACCAGATACATATTATATTCAAGAACCTGACCGTTATTTAACAACTACTGGTGCTGTTATTGCTCCTGAACAAAGACCATGTATTGTTACTAAATATACTAATCGTAAAACAACTGAATTAAAAACTCGTATTGGAAGTGGTGCACCTGTTCATGGTACTGTTGCTCAAGTAAGGTCGAAATACAAAATATCCAATAAAGTTACATATGATAACAATGGACCACGAAATGCATCTTCTACTGGTGCATGGGGCATTATTAAAAATATGCTTGGATATGAAGATACACCAAATGATTATGGTAAAAAATCAATTAGAATAAGAGATAATAAACGTGTATTAAATAATGAAAATGATAAAGGTAATGGAGTTATAAACTTTAAATCATCTATTGAAAAAGGTCTTGCAAGAAATGACCAAAAAATGAAAAATACTAAAAAGCAAACTATGACTAAAAATAATAGAATTAATGGTAATTATTCAGGTATTAAGAAATCAAAAATTTATGACCCAAATGATGTACCCAAATCAACCATTAAAGAAACAAATATTCACAATAATCATAGTGGTAATATTTCATCATCAATGCCTAGCAAAGGTATTGCATATGACCCGAATGACATTGCAAGAACTACTGTTAAGGAAACAAATATTCATAATGAATATAGTAGTAATATTCAAAATCTAAATAGAGGTAATGTTGTTTATGACCCAAATGACATTGCAAGAACTACTGTTAAAGAAACAAATATTCATAATGAATATAGCAGTAATATTCAAAATGTAAATAGAGGTAATGTTGTTTATGACCCAAATTATATTGCAAGAACTACTATTAAAGAAACAAATATTTATAATAACCATAGTGGTAATCTTGGTAAAAATGCACCAAGTAGAGGTGTTGTATATGACCCGACTAATGTACCAAAAACAACTACAAAAGAAACAACAATCAAAAATAATCGTAAAGCAAATATTCAAAATTCGAAAAATGGTAATTATATTAAAAATCAAGATAAAGCAAAAACTACATTAAAACAAACGACTATGATAGGTAATGTTATGGGTATTGCTACACAAACAAGAGGTGATGGACATCTTGTTAAAGGTGTACAAGCACCTGATACTATTCGTGAACATACTAGTGTTCAATATGTAGGTGATGCAACTGGACCTGAATTAGGAGCTTATGATGTAACAGAAGTAACTGCAGTAAATACAACTAGACAATTTACTTCTGATATAGAATATTTTGGAGGTGCAGGTAATGATGGTGTAAATACATCACCAATGTCATATGATGATGTATATAATATGACTATGAAATCAATTAGGTCACTGACAGATAAAGGATACACACCTAATCCTAGTGGTGTTAATGAAATATTAGATAGTAGTTCAATAAATATGACAACTACTAAAATAGGTGATATTCAAAATAAATATTTAAATGAACGTGGTGTAAGTACAGATAAAATTTATAATAGTATTCCTCAAATTAATATTACAAACTTAAGTCAAACTAAAGAAATTGTACCAAATGAACCTCTTGCTGACCGTATTAATCCAGACTTACTAAAGGCATTTAGGGAAAATCCATACAGTCAAGACTTAACAAGTTGGGCATAAGTAAAAAAACTTTATAAAATTTGGTTTTTAATTTTAATTATTATCACCAAATATTTTTTTCATATAATAATCAGAAATTGTTAATTGTTTTAAGTCAATACCCAAAAAATAATAACAATCAATAAAATCTTGTTTATTATCAATATCAGAACCATTAAAAAATGCCTGTTTTTCGATAATTTTTGACCATATTTTTATAGTTTTATCTTGAAAGTTTCCATTGTTTTTAATATCAATAAAATATAAATTATTTAATTTACAATAATTTATTTTGAAAGGACCAGTTAATATAGTATTGAAATAAGTAGATATTTTAACTAATCTATCTTTATGTATATAAAGTGTAGTTATATTGCTAATTATTATACAAACCATTTCTTCTTTTACAATTAATAGTTTTTTCCAATCAATTGATTCATGGTCATCGTCAAAAAGTAAAAAAAAAATATAGATTAATTTAAGGTCTTGTATAGATATCTTTTTTAATTTAGTATACCATCCTTTTAAAAATATAATTGCACAAGCACCCAAATAAAGAGAAATTAACTCTAAAATTAATTTTATTATTGTTAATTCGTTGCTTTCTTTATTAGATTTTTTTGGCATTTTTTATTGTATTCTTATTGTATTGTTATATCTAAAAAATATTATATAAAATATTATATATAAAAATATTAATATAAAAAAATATTAATGTAAAAACTCTGTCATTTTTTTTCAATATATTTTACATTATAATTAATAAATACAAACTTTTCAATAACATAAATAGAAAATATAAATAAACCACTTGATAATATTAATAAAAAATTATCACTTAAATTATTCAAAATAAAATTCATTCTTATATAATTTATATAATTAAATAACTTTAAATAAAAATATTTTATTTCATTATTATATATGTTAAACGGATATCCAATAGAAAATGAAAATAAAGGTTATTATGACGTTCCAATTAATAATGAATACTCTAATAAAACAGTCAGAGATGAACCAATAATTGCAAATGAATATAATTTAAATAAAATTATAAATACAACAATTAATGATAATAAAGCTGTTTATACAAGCTTTCAAGACCCAACAATTCCGTCACCATCATTATATATAGAAAGTGACCAATCAATGGCAGGGTATTATAATAAAGACCCTATGAATTTATCTTATGAAGTTCCAATAGTTCCAAAAAAGGATTCAAAAATATATAATTATATAAATTCTGATTATTATCCACCATTTGGCGTCGAAAGTTTTAGTAATCAAAATTCAAGTAATTTATGTACTTATATAATTATTTTATTAATTATTATTAGTGTATTTATTTTTTTTAACAGATAAAATTTTTATTTTTATAGAAAATTATTATTATAAATATATATTATATATTTATATATGTCTTCATTTGGAGCACCTATAATGAATAATGGATATTATGATGTACCTATAGATAATCAATATTCTAATCAACAAATGCCAAGAAATAGACAAACAGCAATGACTAGTTATCAAGTTAATAGAAATATAAACCAAACAATAAATGATAACGAAGGAAACTATTTAATATACAATGAACCTACTATTCCATCACCATCATTATATTATGAAACTGACCAAAATATGTCTGGATATTATCAAGACCCAATGTATTTATCTTCTGATGCAGGAATGCCACTTATGAAAAAAAAAGAATTATCATATAATGATTTAAATAATAAACCTTATATTGAATCTTTTGATAATAATAATACTCCATTAATTGGTAGAGGTGGATATGTTGGAGGTGGTTCAGGGCATACTTTAGGACCAGGAAGAAACATTGGAACTGGGTATTTAAATCCACAATTTATACAAAATGTTAATAGAAATTATTGGGGTTATAATGACCCTGGTTATACAAATTATTATTTTGTACCACAACCATTGCCTATTGTTCAACCACCTCCAAAAATTATTTATAATAATTATAATAACAATGATAATGATTCTGATGATGAAGTGGAAATTGTATCATTAAAAGAAGATGTTAAAAAAATAACTAAACAAGTTAAACAATCTAAACAAACTAAACAA